GGCAAGCTCGTCGAGAAGTTCCTGCCCGAGAGCAAGGTGAAGAAGCAACTGCACGACTACTATAAGGACGACGACGCACTGACCGAGGCGTTCAGCAACCTTGTCACGCTCTCGCCGCTCGCAGACATCGGCGTTGGCCTGGCCCGCAACCAGAACGACTTCGGACAGCCGATCGCCAAGCCTCAAGCCGGCGCGGCACGCAAGGCTGCGGACGTCGCGCAGTACGGCGCCGAGCAGATCGAGCCGTTCAAGATGTTGACGTCGCCTTTCCAAGGCGGCAAGGTTCCTCGCCCGTGGTGGGAGGAGCCCATGTCACAGATTACCGGAACGGACATCAGGACCCCTGCTCAAATCGGGCAGAAAGAGAAATTCGAGAACCGCGACAAGAAGGCGGCAGGCAAGGCCAAGCCAAAAGGCTTGATCCCCAGCGCCGAGCGCGCCCTTGAGAAACTATTCTGATGGGCAAGCTGCTGATCATTGACCCGCAAGGCGCAGCGCTCGACCTCGCCATGCGTTGTCAGGAGGCGGGCCACAAGGTCAAGCACTTCATCAGGCAGACCGAGAAGACGCGCTTCATCGGGCGCGGGCTCGTCGAACTCGTCGATGACTTCCGCCCGTGGCTACGCTGGGCCGACCTGACCTTCAACTCCGACAACACGCTCTACCTCAGAGACCTCGACGGCGCCCGAGCCAACGGGTATCCCGTCATGAGCGCCAGCAGCGCGCTCGCGGAGTGGGAACTGGATCGCGAAGTTGGTATGGGGATCCTTAAGAAACACGGCATCAACATACCGGCCTCGAAGACCTTTAGCGACTACGACAAAGCCATAGCCTACGTCAAAAAGGAGGGGCGCCGCTTCGTCTCCAAGGCGAGCGGTGACGACGACAAGGCTCTGTCCTATGTATCCAAGTCGCCGGCTGATCTCGTCTACATGCTGCAGCGTTGGAAGAAAGCCTCCAAACTCAAGGGAGAGTTTGTCCTTCAGGACTTCAAAGCTGGCGTCGAGATGGCTGTCGGCGGCTGGTTCGGGGCTCATGGCTTCTCCAGAGGGCTGGTGCGAGAATTTCGAATTCAAGAAACTGATGAACGATGATAAAGGGGTCGCTACCGGGGAACAAGGGACCGTACTTCGATACGTAGCCAACTCCAAACTCGCGAAAATCGTACTCGAGCCACTGGAGGAGACACTCGCCCGAGAAGGGTATTGCGGATACATCGACGTGAATTGTATCATTGACGAAGAGGGTAACCCTTGGCCGCTCGAGTTCACCATGCGCCCCGGCTGGCCCACCTTCAACATTCAACAAGCCTTGCATGACGGAGACCCCTTGGAATGGATGATCGATCTGGCGGAGGGAAGGGACGCGAGAGCATTCCGCCTCAACGAGATAGCGATCGGCGTCGTGCTGAGCGTGCCCGACTATCCCTACTCGCATTTGACGAAGAAGGAGGTCTCGGGGACGCCGATCTATGGGCTGTCGACAAGCCTATGGCCGCACGTCCACTACTGCGAAGTGATGCAGGGGACAGCGCCGCTCGAAGTGTCGGAGGGATCGATCGTGGACTCTCCAATGCCGGTGACGGCGGGCGACTACGTGTTGGTGATGACGGCGACGGGCGAGACCGTGCGCCAGGCGAAGCGAACGGTGTACCAAAGATTGGAGCGTTTGATAGTGCCGAACTCCCCGATGTGGCGAACCGACATTGGAGATCGCTTGGCGAAGCACCTGCCGAAGATTCAGGAGCACGGGTTCGCCAAGGGGATGTTATACTCGATCCCGGCTTGAGACTGGAGAACATGGTCGGCAGAGCCCTGACAGTTGAAGAAGAGCACCTAGATCTACCGCTAGATCCGTCTGACCCAGCTTTTCCAATCGTCTTAAGAGTTCGACAAGCCGCCGCCCAGACGATCCTTCAAACGCAAAGACAGGTTGACGACCAGAAGTTCCGTCAGGCCAAAGAAAATAAAATTCCTCAGCTGCTGGCTCGGCTGAAGGAGGTGAAGGATCGTCTGGCTGCTTTACCATCAACGTGACCTCTGCATAGGCACGATCTTCTCGGCCTGCAAGGCCTCGGGAATGATCCCGCTCATAACCTCGTGCTTGCCGTCGACCTCGATCGTCGCGACCTGGCCCAGCGCCCATCTCGTCCCGGCGCCCAGCGTGATCAGGCGCCTTGGGTTCACGATAACCCCGCGGTCCTTCAGGTCGAATACGAACTCGGTGTAGGGGATCTGCTCCTTCTGCAGCCAGCGGCGCAGCGCTTTCTCCTCGATGTAGACCCGACCCGACGTCTCCTCGACGCGAACATAGAGGCCCCTGGTAGGCTCGATGATCGGCGGCTCCGCCCGCCCAGGCGACCACGGCGTCCTGACCTTGAGCGTGCCCTGCAGCGCCTCACTGAGGAACCGGGCGAGGATCTGCGCGTTGGCCTCCAGCGCCGCCATAGGCGAGCGGGTCTGCCGCACGATCTCCGCGACCGCCCACTCGGTGATCCGGTCGATCGAGAAGCTGATCATGTCAAGCTTCTTGATGAGCATCGAGATCGCTGTCACGGCGGACAGCAGGCGGGTCTTGTAGCGATCCTCGGAGGCGAAGCCGTACCGATCGATGAACTGCTGCCTGAGCTTCGGCAGGATGTCAGCCATGAAGTTGCGCCACTCAGGCTGGACTAGCGCTTTGGCCAGCAAATCTCCAGCGAAACCACTGTTCGCGTCCAAGGCATCCTTAAGCTCATCACCCTTCGAATGCTTGACTGTCGTGGGCAAGTCGACAAAAAATTCGACAACGCGAGTCGCCATGGCATCTCCGTTCTTAGCAGCTCGTAGCGTGTCGCAAACGGAGTTGTTAGAACCACCAATAAGAATAGTTTGCCACTCCATGCCAAGGTCAACCAGCCCGCCTCCCTGGGCGCCGCGAAGCTTGTCTCTGCCACCTGTGAAAATCTCCACCCATTCCTTGAGGCTCTCAGGGTCGCGCTGAGAGAACTCGTCCAACACCATGGGCAGGTTGCCCATCACCGAGAGGATGATCCCCTTCGCGACCTTGGTGTCATTGATCTTCAGCTCGAGGGCTTGGTTTCGTCCCCAAACAGAGCTAGCAGCTGCGAGAGCTGTTGTCTTACCCTTTCCAGGCCCTCGTGAGACAATGGAAAGGATTGATCCACCCTCGGATCGGGCCTGGAGACGCATGAGTGGAGCAGCGCAGCTAGCAAGCAGAGCAAATCCTTGGGGCTCAAGTCCGACTGCGAAAAGTTTATCAACTGCCTCCCGCCAGACTCCGAACGCCCCGCGAGCATGAGGTCCCATAAATCGGGACCGTCGGATAATTTCAGCGCTTCCAGAAACAACGGTAATGCCACTGCCGCCGTATAGTCTGTCACCAACAAGGAAGGCGCGCTCGTCACACTCAGTCAGGCCCTCGACCTGATCGAGCAATCCATTCCCGCCCTCGGCTCGGAAACCCCGGAAGGCCAGAAGGCCGTCATGGCGATGAAAGCCCTGTCGGGCATTTTAGGAGCGCGCAAGGCGCGGACTGACGAACTTCAGCCCGCCGAAATCATGCAGCTACTTGGCTCCCTGCCGCAGGCAGGCAACGTCACCCCGGAAGTCAGCGCCGCCCTTGGGCCGCGCCCAGGACAAACCCCGCCGCCCCCGCCCGGCGGTGGTGCCACGCCACCTCCATCACCACCCCCAATGTAGGAGAAAATCAATGGAACTGTTCAAGCCGCGCGGCGCAGGAACTCCCCGCCGCCCCACCGACAACAACCAGCAGAACGGGCAGATCGTCAACACGCCCAGGTTCTCCGAACTCGGCGGTCTGTCGGGCGCGTCCAAGACCGGCCCGCGCAACAAGTTCACGACTTCCAAGCCTGGCGACACCAAGAAAGTCATCTGAGGAAATAGGGGATCACCATGGCTGCAACACTCGAAGATCTGACACCGGAGGCACGCGATGAACTCGCGCTACTGGCAAGGCAACTGGCGGACGACCCCAAAACGCGCAATCCGTTCCTGAAACTGGCAAAAGCCGCCCGTCCCAATGTGCCGATCCCCGAACTGGAGATCGACGAGCGCATTCAGAAGCTGGAGGAAAGCAGCGTCAACAAGATCATGGCTCTC